TATTAGAGAGTTTGTTACTCATCGACTCGAAACATATGAAAAATGAAATTACAAACGAGTTAGAAAAAGCATTTGAAAAAAAGTTTTTTTGTCCAGCAAAGTTTGTTCAAGAGGTAGAAAATCTTGTTCAGAAAGAAAACATGTCGTATATTGATGCGATTATTCATTTCTGTGAGCAAAATTCTATCGAACTTGAATCTGTTCCCAAGTTAATTACTAAACCTCTCAAGGAGAAGTTAAAGTATGAGGCTATGGAGTTAAACTTTTTGAAGCGAACTTCTAGAGCAAAATTAGTTTTTTAATCTAAAAATCGGGCGCAAAAAACCCCGGTAAATTTTTTGCATATAGGTTTTTTATAATGAATCCATTTGAATGCTATAAGTTGTATCTTTCGTTGAAGAATCATTTCACGAAGGATACCTACGATTTTCACAAATATTGTGGAAAGAGTAGAGCCTCTGTGCAATCTTTCTATAAGAGAAAAGACAGGTATTTTTTTGAAAAATTGTCTAGGCAGAGAAGTAAGAAAGAAACCATTGATTTCTTCGTATCAAACTTCGTAAGTGTAAGTGATCCCTCCACATTATGGATTGGAGAGATAATCCGAGAGGGTGAGCGTAATTACGTTGACTGGAAAAAAAGAAATCAGTCACTGTCTTATACGTTTAAAAACGAGATGGAAGATATTCTTTCCGATCAAGAGCTAAATATTGTATTTGCGAGGGTAAAAGGACATCCTCCTATACTAAAAAAACATCTTTCTGGAAAAATTTCTATAGAAACACTGTCTATACTTGATAAAATATTTGGATTTGTAAAAGATTTTGATAAAGATATTCAGGATCCAGTATGGGAAACCGTAAGTAAAAAAATTAAAAAGTATTCACCATTTCTAAATATAGACATATTTGCTTATAAAAAATCTCTGAGGGAGATAGTATTATGACTTTTTTCGACTCCGAAATAGTACAAGAAGAACTGAAAAAGATTTCAAATTTGCAAGAAAAACTATATGGATCTATGTTCTCATTTGCTGAAATGAGTATGCAAGATAAGATAGATCATATAGAATGCATGGAGATTCTTCTTGAAAAACAAACAGTTTTATATTCAAGATTGTGTCTTTCTGAGGATCCTGAAGCAAAAGAGATGAAGAGGAGAATACTTGACTCAGCTGTTATGATGGGATTAGATCCAAAAGAGGATATGAACATTTTGTTCCGTAATATGGTAAAATTATTAAAAGCAATGCGGCAAAAAATTGAGGCAAGTCAATGAATAAACTTTGTGATGTTTTTGATGATAAATTTGATCCACTGTTTTTGCATGAATTTTACGAAAATACTGTATCAAGAGTTCCATATAATTTTACTAATATCGCAAATAGAACAACACGACCGTATGGACATAGTGGATCTCATCGTCTGATTGGTTGTACTATTTTCCATAGAGAAGGTATAAATGATATTTCTGAAGTTAACACGGAATTTTATCCAGCATTTCAGGAATTATACCAATCAGTAGAAGATATTGTTAATGAAAGATTTTTTCTTAGCACCATATCAGTAAATTTGCAAGGAATTAATATGGATGGTACTTGTCATGCAGATGCTGGTGAAGAAGATGATGATGAGTTTACTATTTTAGTAATGACTAATCCTATATGGAAAAAAGAGTGGGGTCCAGCTTCTTTTCAGTTACTAGAGAAGTATGATAACAATGCTCGGGTCATTGAAGAATATGAGTATGTCCCTGGTAGAATTTTAATTATCCCTTCGCCGCACCCACACAGGGGTCTTGCTCCCATTGAGAAATATGTCTATAGAACATCTGTTGTGTTCAGGGTCACGCCAAACTTTGAGAAGCATATCCCTTGACACTAAATACAGAGTGCCCTACAATGTGTAGGTGCTCAACAGGCCAAATCCAACTAATCTAAAGAATCTTATGTCTTTCGCAAATCTTAAAAAGCAATCTTCTCTGGGGTCTCTGACTCAAAAACTAGTCAAAGAAGTCGAGAAGTCTAACAAAACGGGCGGTTCCAATACTGACGAACGCCTCTGGAAACCTGAGATGGACAAAACTGGTAACGGTTATGCCGTCCTCCGTTTCCTCCCTGCCCCTGACGGTGAAGATCTCCCTTGGGCAAAGATGTACTCCCATGCCTTCCAAGGAAATGGTGGTTGGTACATCGAAAACTCCTTGACCACTATTGGTGGTAAGGATCCTGTCTCTGAGCACAATCGTGAGCTGTGGAACAGTGGTATCGATGCTGATAAAGATACTGTCCGCAAGCAGAAGCGTAAACTCTCTTATTTTGCAAACATCTATGTTGTGAAGGATCCTGCTAATCCTCATAATGAAGGTAAAGTCTTCCTCTATAAGTTTGGTAAGAAGATCTTTGATAAGATCATGGAAGCAATGCAACCTGAGTTTGAAGATGAAGAGGCAATCAACCCCTTTGATTTCTGGGGTGGTGCAAACTTCAAACTGAAACTGAAGAAGGTTGCAGGTTACTGGAACTATGACTCTTCTGAGTTTGCTGCACCTGGTCCTCTCCTTCAGGATGATGATGCAATGGAAGCAATCTGGAAGAGGCAGTATTCTCTTGCAGAACTAGTTGCTACTGATAAGTTCAAGTCTTATGAAGATCTTGAAAAGCGTCTGAATATGGTTCTTGGTAAGAAGTCTCCTAAGGAAGAACTTCGTCGTCAGGAAGAGACTTATGAATCTTTCAGTGCTCCTACTCCTACAACTGAGGAGTCGGTTATGGACGAACTTGAGCAATCTTATCGTAAGAGTAAAGCTACTCCAGTTCCTCAGTCCATGAAGAATGAACTTAACTCTCTGAGTGAAGGTCGCGACTTTAATAGTTCCGATATTACTGAAAAAGAAGACGATGATGCATTATCTTACTTTCAGAAACTAGCTGAGGGGTGAGATGGATCTACCTATTAGTGATAAAGAACTTGCAACTATTGTAAGTTCTCTTCTTCTTGGAGGAGATACTTCTTTATATCAAAAACTCAAGAAGATTAAGGATATCCGTGATGATAATCCTGGTGGTCCTTACAAAAAAATTGCTCGCGAAGATTTTGGAATTACGATCTGATGAGATGGACCTATGAAAGGGCTTGTCTCACTCTTCTAGTGATAGCAGCATATTATAATATTCTAAGGGGTCAATAAGACCCCTTTTTTTTATAAGTTTATTCTAATATCATCAACCATTTTCAGGTATTTTCCTTGATATTGTGAACTTCCTTCTTTATACTTCATCATTTCTTCTAATTCTTGTTCCACTAAATCAACATACTCTGGTTTTAAAATTCTTATTGCTCTTAATTTATTTTGCCTTCTTTGCTCAACAATGTTGTTTGTTACGGCATAAGTCATTTGTATCACAGTTTGATATTGATTTGTACCGATATCAAAGTAAGTAAAACTATAGTTTTCTGGTACTACTACACCTTTTGGAAATATTACTTCTCCAACACTATTTGCTACTTCAATACTTTCGTAGTGTTTAATTTGAAACAAAGTATCTCCATATTTTTCATCTAAATGTTTTTCCAGAGTTCGGTTATCTAATGGCCATTCCGATTGTACATTGAGTATATTATTTGCTAATAATATAACCCAATCTAGATTTGAATCATTATAAAATTTAAGTGCTACATTATCGGGTCTTTCTCCATCTAATACATTGTAGAATTCAAAATTTGTTAATTGATCATCATTTATTTCCCTTATTTTTATTCTTCTGAATAAATTTTTTGCGCGAGCATAAGTTCTTAATTCTTTATTTCCTCTATCAATGTAGAGAAGATTTGGTAGTTTGCTAAAATAGTTTGACATTAGAATCCCATTCCCTCTGATGTGTCGTCTACTCCTTCATAATCATTAGCAAGTACTGGATCAAGTTCAGCAAAAGTCATTGATATTTCATATGCAGTCATACCAGCATCGCTATAGGTCATGTATTGACCATCTGGACTGTAATTAACACTAAAATCTCTCAATGCA